GTCTCTTCTAAATGGTCCTGTCTCACTCACTTGGTGAATGAGATGGTGCCTCGACTCCGCGACAGCACATGACGAGCCTTACGCTCCAACACGACCAGTGTTGAAACTTCACTACGCCTTTCGGTGTAGGAGGATCGTCGAAGCATAAGACGGAGCTTCTCCGAGGTTGCCTGGGGTACATCGGTTCTTAACCGAGCAATCTCAGGCAGGTTAGGCCATATCCACTCTCCAGATTCCCATCCGGGGAGCAATTGTGAACTAACCTCCTCAGCCAACTGGTCGTTGGCTAGGTCTTCAACATCCCAGTATCTCTCAACGAGACCATTGGGACGCCACCACCAACTTCTATCACTATGGTAGAAGAGACGTGTGGCCCGTGTTGATCTCCTACTAAAGGTGACTACCCGTTCATCGCGGGACCAGACTCTTTCGAGTACCGGAGTTAACCTTTCCTCTACCGGGAGACCTAAGGGGTTCCACCCCAGCCCGTACGGTTCAGGCAAGGGTGCCACGAAATCAATCATGGCCCTCTGGCGCGGCCTCAACAATGTCAAGGCCCCGGGACCGATATTCCTGACGAAATCCACAAAGGAATCATCAGAAACCCGACCCTTCCATTTGAGTCCGTGATACACTCTATTAGGAGTGATGATCCTACCGAGGAACTCGGCGGTAGTGTTGCTATCCAGAGTTTTCACTAGGGATATCTCAACACCCCAGGACTCCATGAGCTGCCTGTAGAAGGTAGCGACGTCACGATCCATGATGAAAACATCATCCCCTACAATTCCATAGGGGTAGTTTCCATCAACCTTGGGCTTACCAAGTTCTGAAAAACAGAACTGTACGACACTATGATGCCAGAGTGCAAAACTGGCAAATGTCGGATATAACCCAAGGGGAGAACCGACCGACCAATTGACCCTTTCCCAAGGGCCAGAGCGTCGAGTCTGCGTGAACCAGTCTCCGCGACAACAATCACGGAGAAATTGGATCCACCGGGTGCTGACTCCCAATCGGCTAAGGAGTTCCAGCTGGAAATCTAATGGAGCACGATCTGTTGCATTAGACAGATCCATGCTCACAGCTGGATAGCCGAGGGTGAGGAGTTTCTGGGCATAT